CCTCAATAGATGGTTCAAAGTTTCTAAGTACTCTTGCAGAACCAGGTGCATTAATACCTTGTTGTAACGGACTTACATTAGTAACAAGTCCACCCTTAAATTCTATAGGGTATGTTTGACGAGTTGATGGCATGTATTAGTTTGCTCTAAATGAACTGATCGCAATACGGTTACGGTCTATTACAGTTGATCTAACATAATCATATCTATTAATATACAAGCTACGCATATTTTTAATTTCGTCTACAAAACGTTGTTGCATAATAGCAGATTCTTGTGTTTCTCCTCTAAACATATAGGCATAGTGCATTGCACCATCTAATAAAATATATCTAAATTGTTCAGGTACAGATGGTACGTCCGTAGAATTAATCAGATCTACTGGTAATCTGTAATACTCATATACTACAGTGTATGCTTTGTCTGGTACTGATACAAAACCAAACTGTGAACTAGGAGTGCGAAAAACATAATCTGGTAAAGCTCTACGATTATCTGATGTATTATATTCACCATCTACATATTTATCTAAATACTCTTCATATGTAATTATGTTTAAACGTTTAGTATCATTACCTAAAGTATCATCACGTTTAATACGAAAGCTGTCCATGTCAAGTGTTTTAGCATCTGCAGGATACGCATAACGTACTGTACCAGCAGTTAATGTTTCTTCTGTTTCTACATGATTAAAAGGCCACTCGTATTCATGCTGATTAAGATAACGAATAGCAGAGTTTACTGCATCTTTAATCATACTGTACTCACCAGTAGCAGCAGCAAAGTTACTTGATGTAAGCTCCACNTCATTAAGTCTACGGTTTACGTCATTTACTAGACCAAGATAATCATAAGCCATTTAACGTTCCTTTACCCGTAACTTAATACTGCGTTCTGCTTGACTACCTGTGCTATCAACCATGTTACAGAAAAAAGTGTATTCAATGTTATTTGTGCCACCACCAATATTAATAGTAGCTACAGTAGTAGTATTAGTCTGTGATACGTTTTGTATATCATCAGTAGTAGCAGAGCTAGAAGCCGTAGTTAATGTTTGTCCTGCACCTAATGTAGTCTTAGTACTATAAGCAGTACTCTTTACAGACCATGTAACAGTACTAATAGTAGCAGTACCAAGAAAACGTGACCAATCTACACTGTAATCTAGTTGTTCATCAGGGTCTTTATTGGGCCAACGAAAACTCATGTTTAATCCTCAGTTGCGTATACAGTTCGTTCTGCAGATGTTGCTTGTCGTTCTACAAAAACTATTCTATTCTCTTGTGGTATTCTTACTGTCCTGTTTGTGTCAAAGGCAGAAACAAATACCAACCTATTCTCATCGGGTATACGTACAGTTCTGGATGCTGAAGTAGACATTACGCTGCCTCTGCTATATATACTGTACGTCTACGGCTATACTGCTCTCTTACAGCTTGGAAGTCAAATACTACTGCAGTTGTACCTACTGTACCTATCGTACCTGTAGCTGGTGCAGAAGCTAGAGCTTCACTTACTTTAACTTGTGCTAGTGCTTGTACAGCACCTGTTGCTGATACACTACCAAGCTTTTCAGTTGTTTGATCTTCTACTTCATTTACTGAAGCTGTAGCTGTAACACCTGTTAATGTTAGTTGTGAATCTGCGTGTAGTACAAGAGTTCCAATAGAGCCTGTAGAACTTACNCTATTTAAGTTTTCATCTACTTGTGGTTCTACAGTACCAATAGCACCTGTTGCAACTACGCTTGTACTAATACGTTCNGTAATGTCAATTTCAAAACCACCAGCAGATACAGATTCTANTGCTGTTGTTCCTGCTGTACCTGTAAGGGTTACAGTGTTACTAATACCTAATGTGCCAATAGAACCTGTAGCACTTACACCAGTAATATCTTCTTGAATATTTACTGTAACTGTATTTACAGCACCAGTAGAAGATACACTATTAAGAACCTCAGTAGGTTTTTCTTCTACTGTATTTACACTACCTGTAGCAGATACACCAGTAAGTGTTCTGGATATGTCTTCAACACCGTAAGCAGATACACCATATCTACCTGTAGCAAATCGTGCTGAAGCTGCTACAACAGCCATTAGGCTATGCGGATAACTGCAGTACTAGTTCCTACTGCTGGAAATTCAATTGTCAAATCACCTGCTGTAGCACTAACTGTTCCTCCAAAGTCAATGACAGCAATAGCTTTATTAGATGCTGATGAGTTATAAATAATACACCCATCTGCAGAAGTTGTTACATTAGAAAATACTTCGTCAGCAAAGTCTACCATAGCAGTAGTACCTGAAGTAGTAATAGCTGCACTATCTAAGTTTTGACCACCTGCTGAATAGTTAGTACCAGACGATTCATCAGAGTTACCTGTAACATTTGAATAGTTAGTTGTTGCTGCACCATAAGTACCAGAAGGTGAAGCTTTAATAAGTGCAAGTTTTATTGTGTGAGTATCCAGATCATGGATACCGCCAAGCAGTTCACCTTTAAAACTTGTACACATTGCTGTTGTAATACCCATGATAAATCCTCTTGTTAGGTAGCCTAAAGGGGCCACTCGAAAGCAGCCCCTAAAGTTAGTTACTTATGCAAGCAGATCACGATCTACTTCATCCGCAGTACCTTCGTTGCCCATGTCTGTGCAATCCATTAGGATAGCCCATACACGAAACTTACCTGAAGTAACAGCACCACCTGAAAGGGTAGCAATAGTTACATCAATGTTGTCATTAGCAACAGCCATTACAGGCTGGTACGCTGCTGGATTTTGTGCTACTACTGCTGCTGCAGATGTTGCATCAAAGCCATCAACAAATACGTCAGCATCTACCATACCCAAGTCTACTGTAAAAGTAGAGCCATCGGATGCAGTAGTAACTTCAATACCTGCGTTCATGACCATAGTACCTTTAGGTACAGCAATTACAGGAACAACATCGGATGCTGCAAGTGCAGAACCTTTGTCAGACAAAGCTGTAGCCCAATTTAAGGTAGTTTGAACCATATACGGATTACGACCCGGATTTTGATTACCTCGTGCCGCTTGGAGTGTGTTATCACCTAATGCCATAATTCAATCCTCCCTTACGCTGCGTTATATTTGGCAGTTACGATTGCTTCTGGACGAAGAATCTTCCTACCATATAGATGCATACCACGAACAATGTCAGCAAAGCTGTCAGGTCACGATATGTTTCAGTTTTGTTGATCTGCTCGGCAGTGGCTACTGCAGAGTCATGACCAGCTACGATAACACCATAGTTAGTGTTTTGGTTTGCAGAACCTGTTGTACCTGAACCTGTACCTACTGAAGGTAGGTTAGAAGACGAGTACACACGGAAGCCGTGTAGGTTGTTGAGAACCAAACCATTACGAAGTGCACCAGACTCACCGTAATCTGCATTCAGAAGACGTGAATCTTCGTCAGCCATGATTTCCATGAATACTGGATCTACGACCAGCCAGCGACCTTGCTTATCAACTTGTTGTTGGTCAAGCAAACGAGCCATACGAGCTACAACCATTGCTGGTGAAGCTGTTGCTGTTGGTAGTGCAGTTGCACCCGGCAAACGAGCAGCTACTGGAATCGAGTGATCTCCAGCAGAAGTTGTTGTGATGTTGCCGAAAGAGCTTTTGATTAACTTCATAGAAGTCAACAGCTCATCTGTACCTGCAGTTGCTACTGCTCTATCACCATTTACTTGGTCATTGACAGTATCTGCATCTGTGTGCAAAGCTGATTGCTTGTAGCCAGACAAGTAGCCAAGAACTTCTTGGTCATGCTGGTCAGCCAAACGATAAGCTGCACGATTGGTTGCAAGATCCATGAAGTTCACATGTGAGTGAGCTTCCTCGATGTCATCAATTTTAAAGGCAAAGTAGTTAGCTTTGTCTACAACCAATGAAAAATCTTCATCGTCAAGATCTTGTGCTGAGATAGTAGTTCCACGAGCATATGCGCTTACAGAAATCTCAGGTTCTTTAATGATTTTAACTGTATCACCTTGGGCAGAAATCTCCCCAAAATAATCAGAGTTGGTGATGTCACCACATACAGTACTCTTGCGGAAAGCAAGCTGTACTTTTTTGGAGTAAATTACGGAACTAAAGTTACCGTTAGGTAAGTTACCGTGTCCTCCTGCTGATGTAAAAGCCATAATAAATCCTCCTGATAGTTGGCTTACTTAAAAGCTAATACCAATAAGAGGCTGTTACTTTTCTAGGGTGCGTAAGGCTAACAGTCGGCCAACCGTTAGATATACGGGCCTATACTTGAACAGGTAGTTCTTCCTAGTTTAGACTTTATTGGAAATTGAGTAGAAACAAAAGGTAGTCATAAGAGGCTTTTGTTTCATACTCCCTAGTTATACTATTGATTTTTTGTTTGTCAATAGTTTATCTGGCATTACCAGACACGTCATAGACAAATTTACCATTGCGCATTGCTTTGTTAATTTCGTCTGCACGTTCTTCAAATTCTTTGTCAGACATTTTAGCTACTTCTGACTCACGAATCATCTCACTAGCATCAGCTATATCTACTTCTGTTTTACTACGTTTAGTAACTGTAGAAGCTGC